ACCCACGGACGGTGGTGGTGGAGCTGGGTTAAAACTACAGCCGTCAAGCTGAAATACAGCATAGCTCTCAACTTCCACATCTTCGTAATATACGTACAATGTATATTCATCTGTGTCTGTGTTTATGACTGCTAACGATATGTCATTGGTTTCGCCGCCTTGCGTATCGCCTGGACCTAATTTGCTCCGGAAAAATGTGCCGCCTGCGAATAGTCGCGAGCGCGATAAATTGACTTTTGGTAATATCGCAGTTCCTAGGCTTGGATCGTAATCGGGACGGCCATCGTAACACGGTTCACAATTTAATGTTTCAGCCATGTTAGCCTACGTTTACGTTAGGGGACCCAGCCGATACTGAACCACCGTGCGGGGATGATGATGGACAAGCATGTCCGGAGTGAGGATCGCCGACTCTCGCCATGGCTAATCCATTTACATTTACTGTACTGGATCCTGTGGCAATTGTTGTTGGGCCTGCTCCGCATGGATCGCCGGTTGTAGCGTCCGTTGCCCGCGCTACTGGTATTCCATTCGCGTGAACATCGCCGCTTGCGCTGGCTACTGTGTCTCCACAAGTGAACGGGTCTCCTAATCTTGCTGCTACTGCCATACAAGTATTTATGTAATAATTTTTGTACTTGCTGAAACGATTTCAATGCCAGTTACATGCTGCTTGTAACCCGGAATGTATCTTTCGTCTGTTGGCAAAATCCACATTGTCATTGACTTCGGAAATTTTATTTCTCCGCTGAAGTCTGCAGATACACAAGGAGGCATAAGCTGCATACCTTTCTCTGTCATTCCTAGTGCCCACGCATCACTAATGATGTGGTGGTTTTCTGTTGATTCAACATATGTGCAAATTATTTCTTCGCCTAAGTTGTTCTTGATTGTTATGGTGTCGCCTTTCTTAAAGATCGACCCTGAGTTGATTAACATCTAATGATTCTCCTACCATTTCGTTGATTTGTTGTTTTGAGTATTTGACTAATTCATTATACCCACCTGCGAACAGTAAATTATCATCTTGATAAAATTGAGGTACTGTTCTGTGTCCTTCCCGTACTAGGAAGCTATGATCCATTGGATTCTTTGTGATGTCTATTGCATCGTATTGTATGTCTAAGTTGTCTAAGTATTGTTTTGCGCGTTCGCAGAAGGGGCAGTTCGGTTTGCTAAAAATCTTGATCATTGATGAAACTCCATTTATTTTATTATGGTTATTTAGCATAGTGTCGGATGAGAATAAAGGCATGTATATAATTTGGCTAAAGTTTGATAACTACAGCTCAAAGCCTCCAAAGTCATTAGACTTAGCATCCATGTCAACTGCTCCAATTGTGTAGCTCGACACCGCTACTTCCTGTGGTGCTACTTGTACTTCGCTGCCACTGATCCATTTCTCTGTCCATGGTAGCGGATTGCTACCGCCGGTAAACGGAGATTCAATCCCTGCCGCATTCATACGCTTGTGAGCAATCCACTCCACGTATTCAACTAACAGTTGTTCATTCAGACCAATCATGCTGCCATCTTTAAACAGATATCCTGCCCAATCCTTTTCTTGTTGAACTGCTTCTAAGAACATCTCGCGAACTTCGTCCTTGCACTCTTCTCGAATCTTCGCGAAATCTTTGTCGTCGTTTGGAAGTAACTTAAGCATTGTTTGTGTAAACGCTAAGTGCAAGTTCTCGTCTCTGCAAATCAGTTTGATGATCTTTGCATTCCCTTCCATTTTCTTAAGTTCTGCAAATGCCCAAGAGCAAGCAAAAGACACATAAAAACGTATGCCCTCAAGCGCATTGATCGCGTTGATGCAAAGCCAAATCTTCTTCTTCAGTTCGTACTTGGACATAGTTTGTCCGTCGGGACCATAACCACATGCACTGCCCATCGGTGCATCTTTTTCGCCGTAGATTAAAAAGTGTCTACCATATTCAAGTAAGTCATTATAATATCTGGAAATTGCTTCGCTGCAATCTATAATCTCTTTGATGTCCATAATCTCATCTAGTATCTTGCCAGGATCTGCGTACACTTGACGTAAGATGTATGTGTAGCTTTTGCTGTGGATGGTTTCGTTAAACGACCATAGCTCTGTCCATGCTTCAAGTTCAGGAAGTGTCACAAGCGGCAATAGTGCCAAGTTCGGGCTACGTCCTTGAACGCTATCTAACAGGGTCTGGCGCTTCAAGTTGCTTGTAAAGATATGCTCCTCGTGATCGGTTAATGATTTGAAATCTTTTGCATCCTTAGAAAGTTCAACTTCTTGAGGCAGCCAAAAGAACGACAATTGCTTTTCTATAAGCTTGTCGATTACCGGATACTTCAATTCCTCATAGCGTTGAATACCTAATTCTTCGCCTAGGAACATTGTTGTTGTAAGGTGCTTCTTGTTATTTTTATTGAATACTGTCATTTTGTTTTCCTGTTCGTTTTAAAATTTCCCATGCTGTGTACTTGTCTGCTAGTTCTTTAAAGTCTGGGTATAGATCCATCAATTCTTTCATCGTAGGCATTGGTGGTGGTCCGGGTTGGCCAGTCATCTGTTCCCAATTTTGCGTTAGGTCAAGCCATACATATATGCAATTATCCTTGTCGTTAAACCATTGATCTCCATCTACTGGATTAGTTGGTTTTGTAACTTTAAAATATCCAGGCCAGCTCATTTCTTGTCCTTTTCGTTATGTGCATTATAGTCGAATGTGCCTTTTAGTCCGCGGCGCAATTTCTTATTAAAGTATGCCAAGTCATCTATTTCTTTTTTAGTTAGTTTTCTTGACATCTTTATCTCGGTGGTTATCGTAATCGAATCGGCTTGACATGGGCTGTACGCCCACGATCTCATCCGCTATCAGCTTGGGCATCACTCGTCTGATTATAGGGAGAAGTACCTTATGCATTTCTTTAAAGTTCTTGTCGTTCATTCTCTCTCTCATACTAAGTCCTCGAGCGTGTCTGGCCCTGATCGTTTTAAAATTTCCCATTCTGTGTACTTATCTACAAGATCTTTAAGATCTGGATATATTTCCATTAATTCTTCTATAGAAACTCTTGTATCTGGCATCTCCATATAGGTGCCACTGTAGTGGTTACTCATTGTTCGGTTGCTTGCCAGTTACTCGGGCTATCGTGCATTCTTCTTGTTGCTTCGAATTGCTTTTCCATTTCTACTCGCCATAAACGATAGTCTTCTAACTGCTCGTCTGTTACTGGTTCGTTTGCGGCGTTGATTAGTTCTTCTTTAGTCATTATATTGTACAGCTATCGCAATCTTCGGTTAATTTGTTAACGTCAAGCTCGCCTTGTCCGTCATAGGTTTGGAAATAATAGAGCGTCTTGAGGCCGTACTTGTAACAAAACAAAATGTCGTTAATCATGTCCTTCATGCCAAGTGTACCGTTTTCGTAGTGTTCTGGGTTATAACTCGTATTTGTACTTATAGATTGATCTATGTACTTCTGTAATACAGCTACGATTTTTAAGTAACCTTTGGGATCTTTTTGGTCCCAAAGTAGATCGTATTTGTTCTTTAAGTGTCTAAACTCGGGAACAACTTGTCTCAAAACACCGTCTTTACTTTGCTTCACCGAAATAAATCCACGAGGTGGCTCGATACCATTGGTCGCGTTGGTAATCTGCGCAGAAGTTTCTGCAGGCATAAGTGCCATAAGTGTTGCATTGCGGATGCCGTAATACTGCAATTGCTCACGAAGCCGCTTCCATGGCATACGCTCTTTCGGTGCTACTAATTGATCCACGTCTTTCTTATACGTGTCAATCGGTAAAATACCTTTGGAATATTTTGTGTCTTTGCTACGTGTGCATGAACCTTGTTCCTTTGCCAAGTCTGCGCTTGCTTTAATTAAATGATATGACCATGCTTCTGCGTACTCGTCTACAAGCGGCAATGCACCGTCATCATATTTCAAATCATTCTTAGCTAAGAAGTAAGCAAGATTTATGATGCCTACTCCTAGCGGCCGAAACTCTTGCGTTGCCAGCTCTGCCGCCAGCATTGGGTAACGCTGGTGGTCTAGCAATGCATCGAGTCCACGTACTGCAAGAGTACATGGTTTTTCAAAATCTTCCGGAGACTTCACTAGTCCCCAGTTGATTGCAGATAGTGTACATAAAGCTATGCGACCTTCTTCGTCGTTGATGTCTTGTAATGGCTTTGTAGGAAGCGTGATCTCTACGCACAAATTGGATTGACGTATCGGAGCAACCGCCTCGTCAAAGCTGCTATGCGTATTTGCGTGATCTACATTCATCAAATATAAGCGACCAGTTTCCTTGCGCTCCTTGAGGAATTGTTGAAACAGTTCAATAGCTGGAATTTTCTTCTTTCGTATACTTGTTGCACGTTCGTATTTCTCGTACAACTCTTTAAACAGATCCTGGTCGTTATAAAACGCCTCGGAAAGACCTGGGACATCGCTTGGACTAAACAGAGTAATATCTCCGCCGCTGATTAAACGTTCATACATCAGTTTATTGAATTGTATTCCGTAGTCGATATGTCTTACGCGATTATCATCTGTACCTTTATTGTTCTTAAGCACAAGGATGTCCTCAATTTCGTAGTGCCACAATGGCATGAATAATGTAGCAGAGCCTCTGCGGACTCCGCCTTGGCTGCATGACAACACAGCACTTTGAAACATTTTAAAGAAGGGCGTTACGCCCGTGTGGTATGCTTGCCCGCCGCGTATAGGACTCCCTAACGCTCTCAATGAGCCAGCACCGATGCCAATGCCTGCTCGCTGTGATACGTACTTAACAATCGACGAATTCGTAGCGTTAATGCTGTCTAAGCTGTCGCCGGTTTCAATTAGTACACATGAGCTGTATTGACGTTGTGATGTTCTTACGCCGGCCATAACGGGCGTAGGTAAACTGATATAGCCTAAGCTAACCATGTCATAGTAATCTTTGACCCACTTCATGCGAGATTCTTTTGGGTATTCAGCAAATAACGAAGCCGCGATCATCATGTACGCAATTTGTGGGGTTTCTAGTTTCTTGCCCGTCACGCGATTCTGCACAAGATATTTTCCGCGCCATTGTTCCATTGCTGCATAAGTGAAATCTTCATCGCGGGCATGTTTGATATAGTTATCTAGCTTTTCCCACTCTTCGGTAGAATACTGATCTAAGATTTGGTCATCGTAGAAGCCAAGATCTGAATTGCGTACTACGATTTCATGTAGTGGCCACGGCTTGTACTGATTGTAAACTTCCTTTCGCAAATGATAATTGATCAGACGACCAGCGACGAATTGATAGTTGGGTGTTTCTTCTGTAATCAAATCTGCAGCCGCTTTGATTAGCGTTTCTTGTATGTCGGTTGTGTTGATGCCTTCATAGAATTGTATATGACTTTTGATCTCAACTTCACTTGCGCTAACACCCGTGATACCTCGAACTGCTTCAAATACCACCTTATGTAGTTTTTCGAGGTCTAAGGATTCCTTATGTCCCTCGCGTTTAATGACGTTAATGTTACTCATATATTTTCTCTATTTGTATTTGCTTATCTGTAATTCTTCGTAAGAATATTTATACTTTACTGCCACGTCCATGGATAAATCTTTCACAGATGAAACTTCGCTGTACTCGTAGTTAACAATGTACTTACCATTTTCAAACCACGCTGTATGGAAGATATCACCGTTTTTAGATTGTAACACTATGAACTCTACGTCATCAAAACGATCGTCGGCTAATGCCAGCGTATAGACCATCCCCAACGTCACCGAAATGTCGTCGTAATGGTTGTAATGTATTAGGTTCCATGGGTCCGGCCAGTCCCCGATTAAATCGGCCGCAAGGTATTGATTCGAAATCGGAGCTTGACTCCAAAGTCGTGCTGTTTCTAAAATAGCTTCTTCTTTGCTAAGTTTACTTATATGCTCTCTAAACTCACGCCAAGAAAGAAGCCTTTTTTCTGGACCGTCTGGCCACATTGGCTTTCCTTAGTTAAATTTTACTGCGGTGGTGGAACTGCCGCTTTACAAGTCAGGTGTCTGACATCGTAGCTAAACACGGCGTCATTGCCGGTCGCGTCGACTAATGTATATTCGATTGAGGTTACGCTGCCCACTTGAGCTGACGTAAAGATTACACCAACTGGAACTGTCAATTCCGTATAGCTTTCGGTCATGCTGTGTAATGTTTGACCTAGTGCTAATATGAATGTTCCTGATCGTCGAACGTCATCATCTCTGTTTAATTGATAATCGATTACTGCACCTTCGTATTCATCTGCATCGAACGAAATACCAGTTGCCGTTGCTACTGCTACATCGCCTTCCAATAAGATTAAACGCCCTGGCTCGCGGTGTCCTGATCCGTATAGGATTTGGAATGGGTCAATGATGTATGAGCTTAAGCAGTTTTCGCTTAAGATTCTACGTACGATGTCATCTTCAACGTCATTGCGGTCGAATGTGTCGCCTATGCTGTAGTTGCCTTCGTATTCAGATAAATCTGTTGCGCCTGGATTGATTGGGTTAACGCCGCCGCTGTCACCTAGTACCATATTCGGATATGTTGCGTTGCCAGTGTTTGAGCCAAGCTGATTGTTGCCCACGTCTGAAAAGTGGTTCATCGAACTTGTGAATTTGTTTGTTTGAAAACAGTGAATTCCTTCTCTTGCTATATTGTCGAACAAGGAGAATGAAACACGCCATGCATGTGGAAATTCATTTGTTGGAGAGTTTGTTTCATTACCAACTACGATTCCTTTGTACAGATTGCTGAATACACAATTCTCAATTACAACGTCCATAATGTCTTGACGAGTAAGTGCTATGTCCGGTATATCAGATGCTATGCCGTATTGTGCTTTTTCAAATCTACAATTGATGAACTTGATGTTGTTTGATGGAAGATCTTGGTTATTAAATAATATGCATGCCTTGTTTGTGCCAAGAACTGTTGTATCTGGT